AGCTACTACCAAGCAATTATCCGATAATGAAGAAATTAACAACTTGAAACAAATTATTGGATTAAAGCACGGAGTTAATTATGCTGATGAAGCCAACTTTAACCAATTGAGATATGGTAGAATTTTAATATTGACGGATCAAGATGTAGATGGAAGTCACATTAAAGGTTTGTTAATGAACTTTATACATTGTGTCTGGCCTTCCCTAATTAAGAAGACTGGTTTTATTACTTCTCTATCAACTCCAATTGTGAAAGCTACTAAAGGAAAGGATGTGCTAATATTTTATAATTTATCTGAATACGATGAATGGAAAGAGACACCAGAAAGCAATGGATACAAGACTAAGTATTATAAGGGTCTAGGTACTTCAACTTCGGATGAAGCTAAAGAATATTTTGTTGGTTTGGAGGATAAGTTGATTAAGTATTTTTGGAAGAAGACTGAAAGTCTTCAAACTGGCTTAGCCGGGACAAAAACCGAAAGTTTTCAAACTGGCACTAATGCCGGGAAGAAGACTGAAAGTGCTAAAAGAGAAGATGATACTGACGAAGAAAATTTATATAATGAAAATAAAGAAGAAAAAGACTTGGATGAAGATGCCATCACTTTAGCATTTGATAAAACTCGAGCAGATGACCGAAAAGCTTGGCTAATGAATTATAATAAAAATGCAATTTTAAAATATGAAGACAGGAAGGTAGCATATCACGACTTTATTAATTTGGACTTGAAACACTTTTCAAATGATGATAACAGTCGTTCTATTCCTTCTTTGATTGACGGTTTTAAACCTTCTCAAAGAAAGATTTTATATGGCGCGGCATTGAGAGGACTAGATAAAGATGAAGTCAAAGTTGCACAATTAGCTGGTTTTGTTTCCGATAAAGCTGCTTATCACCATGGTGAAGCTTCTTTAATGGGAGCAATTATTGGAATGGCTCAAGATTATGTTGGTGCCAATAATATTAATATTTTAAAACCTAATGGCCAATTCGGATGTAGGTTGCGCGGGGGAAAGGATGCAGCTTCACCCCGTTATATCTGGACAATGTTTGAAGCACTTACATCTAAAATATTTATGAGTATTGATGATCCTATTTTAGAAAAACAAGATGACGATGGATTACCAATTGAACCAGTTAATTATGCGCCTATTATACCTATGTTGTTGGTAAATGGAGCAAAGGGAATTGGTACTGGATTCTCAACTACCATTCCTCAATTTAATCCCAAAGATATTATAACTAATATTAAAAACAAACTTACCAAGAAACAATATGTAAAAATGCACCCTTGGTATAAAGGTTTTGAAGGAGAAGTCAGACCTAAAGATGATAACAGTTATGAAATTTATGGTAAATGGGAAATTAAAGGTGATAGACTAACTATTACTGAATTACCAGTAGGAGAATGGACTTCTGATTATAAAGAGTTCTTGGAAAAGCTATTGGAAGATGAACCTGAAAAGAAGGATGCTAAAAAGAAGGTAGAAAAGAAAAAGAAACCATTCTTGGGATACAATGATAATAATACTGATAAGAAAGTAAATTTTACATTGGACTTTGAACCTGGTTATTTAGGTAAACAGAAAGACTTGGAATCTACATATCGCTTAGTTAGAAAGGTAGCTATTAGTAATATGCACCTTTATAATAAAAATGGTGCAATTCAAAAGTATGACACGATTGAACAAATTATGGATGAATATTTTGATGTCAGATTGGACTTGTATCAAAAAAGAAAGGATTATTTGTTAAATGAACTTGAAAATCAATTAAAGTTGATTAGTTGGAAGGTTAAATTTATATTGTTAATTGTAGAAAAGAAACTAGAAATTAATAATAAAAAGAAGGTAGAAATTGAAGCTGAACTACAAACTAAAAAGTTTCCTAAAATAGATAATAGTTATAACTATCTTTTGACAATGCCTATTTATAACTTGACCAATGAAAAGATAGAAGAGTTAAAGAAACAAAAAAATGAGAAGGAAACTGAATTTAATTCTTTGGTTGAAAAGACTCCTGAAAAATTATGGCTAACTGATTTAGAGAATTTGGAAGAATCATATGACAAATGGTATTTGCTTACTACAAAAAAGAACGAGGTAGCAACCAAAAAACCTGAAGCTAATATTAAAAAAAGTAAAAAATAATTATAAAGAGATTTTTATTTATTAAATAATTATGAGTAAGAAAACTGTATCTATTGTAACTATCTCTCAGTTTAAAAGATTTGATTGTTTAAAGATTTTGGAAGAATTAATCAAGGCACAAACTTATACCGATATTATTGAATGGGTTATTATGGAAGGTAGTCCTGATTATGCTTCAGCTGAAATGAATAGAAATAATATTAAAACATTAACCTATCCCAATATTGTTTATTTAGAATACCAAGAAAATAAAAAGTTGGGTGAATTAAGAAACATTGCAAATAAAGCTTGTAAAGGATATATTACAGTATGTATGGATGATGATGATTACTATCCTCCTACTAGAGTCTCTCACGCTGTTGAAAAACTTGCATCTTCTAAAGCAATGATTGCTGGATGTTCTGGATTATATGTTTTTGATTATTTTTTAGATAAACTTTATAAATTTAATCAATTTGGACCCAATCATTCAACGAATAACTGTATGGCTTGGAGGAAGGATTATATATTAAATAATCAACACGATAATAGTAAAGAAAATGCAGAAGAATCAAGTTTTACTAAAAATTTTAAAGAACCGATGGTTCAATTGGATGCAGAACATACAGTTATTTGTTCTAGCCATGACCAAAATACATTTAATAAAAGAGAATTATTAGTAGGAGGAACAAATAAAATTAATCCTACTTTAAACGAAGTAGATGCAGATTTTTTTAAAAATGGTTCCTATTATAATAGATATAAAAATATTTTTGTAAAAGAATATGATAGTAAATATGATATTGCTTATTTAGCAGGAGGATTTTCAATTAATTGGGACCCTAAAGATATGAGTTTAGGAGGGTCTGAACAAGCTATTGTAAATTTAGCTAGTAACTGGTCTAAAATGGGTAAAAAGGTTGCAGTTTATGGAGAAGTCCCTGATTGTAATTATAATGGTGTAGATTATATTAGTTGGAAAAAATTTCCATATGAAGCAAATCACAATGTTGTAATTTTATGGAGATTATATGGATGGTTTTGTGGATTACCTTTTCCAATTAAAGCTAAAAAAATATGGTCTGATTTTCACGATAATTTTAATCTCCCTGCTTATTTACCTTTGTGGGAAAAGTACGGAAGTAAAATAAACACTTTATTCTTTAAAAGTAATTTTCATAGAGAGGAATTTGAAAAACACTTGAAAGTAAAACTTGCAACAGACAAATATGTTATTATTCCTAATGGGATTAGAGTAAAAGAATTTGCAGAAAATAAAGAAAACGTAATTAAGAATCCTTATAGATTTTGCTACTGTAGTTGTTATATGAGAGGTTTGAAAGAAATCCTACAATATGTATGGCCTATTATTTATAATAATGAACCTAGAGCAGAATTACATATTTATTATGGGATGAACAATATTAAAGATGATAAAGTAATTCAAATGTTTTCATATCTACTTGCTCAACCTGGTGTAATGGATCACGGAAGACAACCAATGGAAATAATTGCCCGAGAAAAACATTTATCTAGCTTTCAATTATATACAACAAATACTCCAATTGAAATTGACTGTATTAGTATTAGAGAAAGTTTAGCAACTGGATGTATTCCTATTATTTCTAATTTCGGTGTATTTAAGGATAGAGAGGGTGTGCATATTGATGTAGAAGAAGGTAATCAAAAAAGTTATCAGGCAATTGCTCTCAAGACATTACAATTAATGCATAATGGTCATAAATTAATTGAGTATAGAGAAAGAATTAAAAAATCTTCATTATTGATTGAATGGAAAGAAATTGCAGAGAGATGGTTAGCTTTAATTTAATTAGCTTTAATTTAGGTTTTAATTATAAAATGTATAAAAATTTATTTTATAATTCAAATTATATAAAATGGCAATAATGGATGGATTAGCTACTTTTGAATTAATCAAAACTGGATTTATGATATTTGTTTTTTTTATGATTACTTGTTTTGTTCTTTATTTTTTTATTACTGATTACAATCAACATTATGAAAATACAACTGGTACTATTATTCAAAATAGAGATTTAAGTGAAATTTTAACCTATACTGTAGGAGGTAAAACATATACACAACAAATTCCTGCTATTATAACTCAAGCAACTCAAAATGCTCCAGCTAGAGCTAGTTATGCTTATCCCGCTGGAACTAATCTTGTGTATTATTCACGTAAAAATCCTAATATTTTTAATGTTGGTACTAATCCTACAACTATGACGGGAATTGGATTAGCAGTATCTGTTGTACTTTTAGTTGGTAGTATTATTTGGTTTTTATTTATGAGATCAAATAGAAATGTTGCCGGTGTTGTTGGTGGTATTGATGTTGCACATGGATTAATAGGAGCTATTAGGAGTTAGAGAAAAATTGACAAACCATAAAAATCTTTGATTTTTTGGTTAGCAATTTTATTTGCAACGCAAATAAAAATTGACCGATTAAAAAAACTTTGTTTTTTTAATTAGCTATTTTTTAACTTTGTTAAAAAATTGACAAAGGGATATTATAATAATTATATTATTAATATAATATGTCTGAAAAACCAAGTATAGAGTTTCAAATTTACGATTGGGTCGAGGACCATTTCATAGAACCAGATGAAGATGGAGATGAAGAGAAGAATAAATACAAAATGGGTCAATATATAATTAATGTCTTTGGTAGAACGATGGAAGGTAAATCTGTTTATGCAAAAGTAACTGATTTCACACCATACTTTTATATTGAACTTCCTCAAGCCTGGTACAGTTACACTGATAAAAAAATTAAACTGAAATTACAAGCTTTGAAAGAGTATTTAACTAGTAAGTTTAATAATAAAATTTGGTTCAAATTTAAATCTACTTTGGTAGATATTGATTATATTAAAGAAGCAAAAAAAGCAGATGGATTTACTAATGATAGTAATTTCAAATTTGCCAGACTAAAATTTAATAATAGTGAAGGTATGAAAAAGTTTTATGTATTTTTTGAAGAGAATGAAGTAGAATTTGATTTTGAAAAACACAAATTTAAAACTTATGAAGCAAATCTTCCTCCAATGTTTAGATGTTTTCATCTTCAAAATATTACTGGTTGTTCTTGGGTTGAAACTTCGGATTATACTCACATTAGAAAGAAATCAATGAAAGAAAGCCACTGTGATATTGAATTAAATATAAATTGGAGAAATTTAAATTATATAAAGAAAGATATTAATGCGCCTTTAAGAATAGCTTCTTTTGATATAGAGTGTTTTTCTCACGATGGACAATTCCCTCAAGCAAATAGAAAACAAGACGCGGTAATTCAAATAGGTATTACTTATACTTATTTAGGTCAATCTGAACCATATAGACAATATATTGGTTGTTTGA